TATTGTCGTTAATAACAGGCTCTTTATAAATCTGTTCCTAAGCTTTTTAAGCTCAACTTTTATATTCCCCTGTCATATTACCATTATCCTTTGCGTTTTTGCAGTGCCTCTTGTAAAGCTTTCTTTACGAGTGCTTCAATTTGTTCCTTGGTTGGCTTTTTACCTTTTTTGTCTTGATCTTCACAAGGAACGTGATCACACTTTTCATCTTTGCCGTCACCATCATCATACTTGCCTTTCTTTGCTTCATCGATTTCTTCTTCTTCGCGAAGTCTGTCAGCATCTTGACGTCGAACTCTGGGATCGCCTTTACGTTGTGCTGCGCCGCCTTCTTCAAGTTCTTCTTCTTCTTTCATTTCTTTAGGTTCATCGTCATCCTTGTCTGCGCTGCCGCTGCGTCTTGCATCTGCAGAACCTACACCCCGAGGTGTCCTTCTGGCATTAGCTTTGTGTGGTGTCATGGAACCTTCTTCGAGTTCTTCGTCACCCTCTTCCATTTTCTTTTTCTTGCCGCGGCCTTCATCAATTTCTTCTTCAGCTTCTGCTTGAAGTTCACCTTCACCGTTAAACTCATTAAACTCTTCTAATGAATTAAATTTAAAGCCCCATGCTTCTGAAAGAAGCTGGCCTATTTCTTTGTTTTTCCAATCTTTTGTTGACATCTTTTTATCTCCTTTTTGTAGATGTTCTAAATAAATAGTGTTTTTTAGTCCGTCCTCCCAATCTCGGAAGCACATATTTCCAATTTCATAAGCTTGACGTTCCATTTCACGCATATGCTTATCATTTTGAGCGTAACCATCACCCATTTGGTGTGGTTTATCAAATTCTCCACGACAATTTTGTGCATGGTGTACTAATTCATGCGAAATAGAACGCATCACATCTTTCGGGTGTCTACCAGTAACGTATACAGTAATACTTTTTTGTCCTGGATCATAGTAGGCAGTCTTACCCAATGGATTTTGAGCATTTTTATCATCTCCGCGTAAAAATAATTTAGGCGGTTGAGAAAATCCCATTCGTTTTTGTGCAAATGGTAAAAATTGTTTTATCATTGGTGAAATTATTTCAATCATTTAAAAAAACCTTGCGAGCTTCGGGAGAATACCAGATATACTCTAAATAGTTGCCAAATGGGTCTTTTACATAAACTCCCACAGTTCCATCACGATGTTTTACAACTTCACCTTTATCAAACGGTAAATCATTATATGACTCAACTAAAAAACCCGTGTGCGCATAAGGATAGTGTGCCTCATCTATCAACGCAATATTGGTATTGTTAACTTTTAGTCTAATGTATTTTTCATCTCTAAAAGTTACTTTTGCATTTAAATTATTTAAGTACCATTTTTCAGCTGTCTTTAAATTCGATACTTTAATGGCAATATGGTCAACTATCACCCTCAATGTCCTTTGATTTAGATACTAATCTTAAACTCATTGTGAAATGTTCCATTTCTGTATTTGAATTTACCGGCAGCACTTTAGAGATACATACTAATCTATTGTGTCTCATTTCATTTTTGATTTCTGTAATTACACCGTAATTTTGCACCCAAGCTTCCTTAAATGTATCCCAAGAAGACCATTCTACTATATCACCAACAGTAAAATTTTTAGAATGTAGTTCACCAAAAGCGCTTTTTTCATCCATTGTAAGATACTATCCATGAACAAACTCCATTAATTAGGTGACTAATCATAATTTTTTCTGCTTCCTTAAAGTCTGAATACGGCCCAGAAGAAGTTGAATGCTTTCGTTTGCTGCTGTCATTCCAATATACAAGAAATGCTTTTTGGTTTAGTTTGCGCACACTTCCGTGTTCAGAAACATAATATTTCCTTTTATTTTTGCCCATCTTGACATAAATAGGGTAATATTAGGTGTTTTTAGCTAAAATTAAAGCTAATAATGTAATAATTGCAAATTCATAACCCCATATAGCATATATTAGCCATGAAAACAATAATATCAAGAGTGATTTCCAGAAAGGATTAAAAGAAAATAACATTAATTATAGCCAATATATTCTAACTCTTCTTCGTCAATTATAATTAATTCATGCGAATATGTGTAAACTAAGTGACGACCAGGGATATCAAAATTTTCTGAGACAATATAGACTTCACTTTGCCGCGCCACTTTAACGAATGTTCTATCAATGTAGCTAAGAAAAAACCCGTAACCACTGCCCTTAATATGATAATACGCAACTATTTCATCATCATCTTCGTCAGCTTGACCAGAGATTTGTTTGGTGATTAATTTAATCTTTTCAGTTAATTGTTTTTTAGTAGCCATACAGTAACTACATGTGAGTTAACCTAAAAAATATCCCCGAGACAAATATGGTACGTTTTAGCTTTGGTATAATAAATAACTTTTATTTATTTATTAAAAAATATCCAGCGCCCATGCCATGGCAATGCCCATAATTGATTGCACAACCATGAACATGGTTACAGCTTTTGTTTTAAATTCTTTAAGTTGTTCAATATCTTCCATTGCTGTTTTGAGTTGTGGTGGTGATGCAACATCATCCATTTTTTCTTTCCAGATCTTGATATCTTGAACTCTATCTTCACGGGCTTTTAGCTCAGTTAACTGACTCTTCATATCTTGAAGCTCAGTGCGCAAAGCCTCAATTCCATTTGACATGGTTTCAAGCTGCTGTAGAACTAATTTAGAATAAGTTTCCCAACCGTTATTGTTAGACATCGTAGAGCCTCCACGATATAATTAGTTGTTTCAAGGTACTTTCTCAGGAATTCCTTCGACCACTTTATAAATGTCAAAGTTTTCTATGCGACCTGTTTCAGATGTTTCGTTTTTTACTGCTTTCATGTCAACAATATTATTTTCAGAATCATCATAAAACTCTATTTCTTTAATGTTATCATACTTTGAAAGGATAACATCTCTAATGTATTCACCTTTATTACCACCCTCGTTTCCAATCATAATAATATCTTTGGTCTCGATAGGGTTATCAAATGTTTGCAGAACTCTGTGAATATCATCAATTGAAATAGGAGCCCTAGCAGTTAAAACCATTACTTGTGTATTAGGGTCTGCTAATCGATCTCTTAAGATTGATGTAACATTGGGGTTTTCAACTGCATTGTGTACTTGGTCGAGTGGCGAGAAATCAAATTCATAATTACCATCGGCTTTTAATTGGTCATACTTTTTTTGTGTACGAATTTTGAACTCTTGACCAGTTCGTTTGTCAATGGCATTAATATGACCTTCAGAAAAAGCTATTGTTTCATCAAAATCAAAAACTGACAAACGAGTTGCCGTTTCAATGTTCTCAAGTATAACATAATTGCGCCAATTTTCAAGTAAGTGCTTCATGTTGTTTTACCTGGTTGGAACATCAATACCAGTTGATTTTAGCTTGTTGGTATATGTTGCAGCACCACTAATATTTCCGTCAACACTACTCACAGACTGTGTAGATGAAAGATCAGCTTGAACTTTCCCATACCATTCGATATCTAGTGGATTATTTTGTGAAGTTTGTAAAAGTTCTTGGTATGCCTCTGGATCTAAAATCTTTAAATCACGTGAGGCTTCTAATGCTAATTCAATTCTCTCATTTACATCGGCATTGTTATAATATTCCATAATTTCTTGCAAATTAAGCTGTTTTCCGTCAACTCTTACTTTTTGATGGAGAGCATCAGTGATAGTTTTTAGTGCGTCAATTTGTCTATTTGCTTCGTTCATTCCCATGTCCGCGGAAATCTCACTAGCAGTTCTCACAACTTCACCATCAAGAGTAACAATGTTGCTATAAGATTCAATTGTGTCTGCTTCTAACGCTTCAATACCACCTAAAGCTTGAAATGATTCAAATAATATTTCTGAGGCTACCTGTGTTAACTCAGGGTCTGGCGGCATACCGCTAGCTGCTGCATGTGCAGTTCCTCCAAACGCAATAGAAACAACCATAACACAACCAACAACAACTACAAAAGGACCTAAAACTTTTGCCACCTTAAGTCCACCTCTTATAAGTTTTCTTGCTAAGTTCATAGCTGCTAAATATCCACCTCGACCTATTTCATCATAGGAGCCTTTTAATTTGTTGAAAAATTTAGCAGCAAATGCCATGGCCTGTTTTAAAATTTTAATAATAAAATTGGCCGCTTTTCTCACTAATGCTTTTAAGCTAGCAGCCCATTGTTTTTTTACATTATCTGAGGCCGCGGCAAGTTTTTGTTTAGTCCAATCTAATACCCCTTCTTCCAAAATAGTAAGTTGTTGCATTTCATATACAATAGATTTTTCCCATATTTGATAAACCTGTTCAACCGTAATTTCTTTTTGATCATATCTTTCTATAAGAATATCAAAATTATACTCTTGTGGTTTATTGTTTTCAAAAATAAAAATATTATTTTGTATTTTAGATATATCTTCTTCTGTTAATTCCTCAAGATAGGAACGCCAGTTTTCCATTAAAAGTTTCATACTACATTAAATAGTCCAGTTTTATTATAACACACTTATAACAGTTCGTCAATAATAGATCTGACATACACTTCGTTAAAACCTACAGCACCACTGTGTATTTTTAATTCTTTATTAATAAACACATATGTTGGAAATCCTCCAACAAGATAGCCAGTTTCTCCTGTTTGATCCATAACACTTCTATCAGCATACAATACTGGCGCTGTTGTAATGCCGTGAGAAGACACCCATTCATTGATTTCTTCTTCTGTTGGCGGTTCTCCTGTGGCACCATCAACCAAAACAGTTACAAATTGTAATTTATCACCATAATCGCTTTGAATACCTTGTGTATATTGGCCAGCATGCTGGCATGGGCCGCACCAAACAGTGGAGAAATCAAGAACAATAACTTTACCTTCGTGCTTGTATAACTGCCATACGTCCATATTTTGATCATAAAACACCATGTTACAAACACTTGAGCCAATATGTTTTTGATCACACTCATCAGTGTTAATAATACCAAACTGTTCAGGTATTTCTTCTTCAACCACCGCTTGTGCGGTGTCCAATCCGTTAGTTTTAAGTTCAGCGGCTCCACAACCTACTAATCCAAAAAACATTATATACTTTAACATTTTAACTTGCCTCCTAAAGTAGTTAGTCAGCAAGTCGGACTACAAGTTTATTTCTTTTTGCTTTTACGTTTTTTCTTTTTAGATTTTGTTTTTTTAACACAATTTGGATATCGTTTTCCAAACATAGTTTTCATGCCCTTTTTTTCATATCCAGGCCAACATTTTTCAAGAAGCACGCTTCTTAATTCTTCGGCAATAATTTCTCTTAATTGTTCTTCAGTAATATTAGTCATCTTTTTCTTTTTTACCAGTTTGTGTTTCGATTGATTGTTCATCAGTTTTAACGGGCCCACCGCCTGCCCAAGTGTTACATGCTCTAGCACTATGACATTTAAACTTCCACATATGACAGTATCCAAAACCAAGCGCGGCGCCTTCTTTTGGAAATCCAGGAAAATCATTTATCATTTTATCTTTCAATTGCTCATCAACCATGGACATTGGATCAACTTGGTCGGTTGAAATAGGTAAACACTCTAACATTCTTGGTGACACATCAAACGCGACACAATTACCACATCGTTGTCCCATGGCTTCTTGAGGTGTTGCGCCGGCCCATTTACCCGCAGCGAGTTGCCAGTATTTTAAACTTGGCTTGAGAGGATTCATGGGCCCGTAATCGGCTTCTTTTCTGCATCGATCTCTGTTTTTTGTATTTAAATCTAAATCTTGAGTTGGAGGCGGACACTTTACCGCTTCATCTTCAGATATATAGCTACGCCAATTTTCAATTAAAAGCTTCATACCCTTATATAGTCCTTCCATGTTTTAACTAACATTTCGTTTAGTCCCGCGGTGGCTGGGCTTTCTTGTTCTGGAAATTGACCTGAGTTGATTGTGCTAGCTATTTGGGCAAAAGTTTTGTTGAATACCACAGTAAGGTTATCTTCATCGTCCATATCACCCTCTACAAGCTCCTTAAAAAGAGCAACCATCTCATCGGGTTCATCACGGTTTACTGAGAAGGTGACGGTAACTCTGAGTTCTCCTTCAACATATTTATTTGCAAAAGCTTTCATTGATAAAAAGTAATCTGTGTCCACGACTTGTTGCGGTTCTTGTAACAAATTGCGACGTAACTGAATTTTATAATCGCGAGAATTTAAAATCTGCTTTAAAACATCTTCACTCATCTTAACTTCTTCGACATTATAGTCGAATGAATATGACGCGTATGTCTCATAACTGTCTTCATAATCTCCGTCAGTTTCTACGTCCCATTCATACGAAGAAATTTCACCGTTTTCGACATCTACAGCAAAGTTTATGTACTCGCCACCTTGCATAAATCCTTCGCGTGCAAAATAATTTGTAAGTATTTCTTTGAAGGCATCACGTTTTTCGTCTATAATAAGATCGACTGCTGCACAAAACTCTTCATATTCTTCGTCTAACGCAAGAAAACGGCCTCCTAACTCTGGATGTTCTGGTTCTATATCACAATGCCATACAATTAAATCTTCGCCTCGACGATTCCGTTTTCTTTGTAAAAAAGCACCGTCAGACTTTAACAAGTCACCATATATATCGTTAATTACATCTGCAGAATACATTACGGCACGATTAACAGCATTTGGTAAACTATTCCAATCACTTGCGTCCCATTCAATTTGAATTTTTGCTCCTACGGCGATATAAACACCACCATCACCGTCGTCTTCTACATCATACTCAACCTCGCATGCTGCCATATGGTTGTTCCAATAATCTGTTCTTCCGCTGCAATAATTTTCGTATTGCTGAACAATGTCACCAATTAAATCAGCGTCTAAAGTATCTTCGGTGTCTGTGTTCTGTTTTACAGAACCCACACTGTCTTGATTTGGACCAACTAATTGTAATATAAGTTCTTGTCGACCTTTAGTGCCAGCCGTATCCTCATAAGAACCACCAAAAATCATAAATCTATTTAAGTTAATTTTGCCATCTTCTTTTGGTATGTTTTCTATTACTTCTTCTTGACTTTGTCTTGACCAATCAACAATTGTGTCTTTAAATCCAGGAATACTAGCACCATAAATACGGTTTTCTGGCACGCCTATATCTATACCGTCATCATAACGCGCTGGAGAATCTGTATCATAATAACGCATATGTCTAATGCGCGAACGAGAAATAGGTTCTATACTTCCTGCATATTGGCGCTTATCATCATAAAATATTTCACCATCTTGCATTTCTTCTTCTATTTCTTCCATGGACATGTCACTACGTCCACTCCATTTGACAATATCTTCTGTTTCCACCACGTATGCTACTGCTCCATGACCTTGAGCTTCAGCTACAGCACATTTGTAATAAGATTGATAAGCATTTGTGCGACTTGATGGAGAATGACACGATGTAATTTTATCAAAGTCACTCATTCTAAGAACATCGACTGGATGACGCGTAATAATGATAGAGTATTTGTCATTTGTAAGGTCATCAATGTTTTGTTTGATGTATCCAGCATTTTCTTGCCAGTATTTGGCCAAGATTGGAATTCTGCTGCCCATGTTTTTTTCTGTTTGTTCTTTATAAGAGGGAAAATATTTAGATACTCTTCCCATGTTTGAAGTTCCCATCAACAACTCAAGCGTATTTAAAATTCGATGCCAATGTTTAATATCTTCACCCAATGTATCTTGAATTTCACCAACTGTAAGGCGTGTCATTGCATTATACATGTTTCCGTGCTCTTTATGACCGTGAATTTTTTTGACAATCATTGTTCGCATCTCATGATAGTCTTTTATTGCCTTATCAAGTTTTACAAAGTACTTTCCAAGCTTCATTTGAATTTTTTTGTTTGCTACTTTTTGTTCTGGGCCATGATCAAGCAAAGAAGCAGCAAAATTCTCAGAATTTTCAACAGAATTTATGGTCCACTGACGTTCTGCAGACACCATACCTGTATTCCAGTCTACATTAAGCTCTAAATTGTTTTGTAACTCTTCTACAAACTGTCCAAGTTCCGACTGGTTGTCCATTGTCGGAAAAGGTATAATAATCCGCATTTTATCGCTAAAAAGACTGTTTAAAGGCAAATTATTCGGGTCTAAGTCGTCTAAAACGTCTTCGAGCACTCTCATTTCGTCTTCTGTGACTTCACGAAGCACTTTTTCGTTAATTTCTTCGTTTTTTGACCACTTTAAGTCTAAATTTTTTAAAATTGCCGACGTTTTTACTAAAATTTGCTCATCAGTCAGCATATCACTTACCTTTACGAGAATATTTACCTGAACACTTCCATTTCTTGCGAGAAAGACATAAAGGTGTGCTTCTATCCTTGCCGGAACAGTCTTTACCGTGAGATTTCATATCTCCATACGATCTTGCACAATATGAGTTACCTTTTGAGGTTCCAGGAGCAATTTTATAGCCTTTTGCGCCGTAAGAAACACATTTTCCCTTAACTCTACGTGCATATTTCTTGCCTTTTGATGGTTTACAGCCTTTTTTCTTCTTTTTTTCATTTATTTCATTGTTTTCATCAATAAGGCCGTAAAACAACGATTCTTCAAGGTAATTTTCCATCTCTTCATCAATTATGGCTATAATATCTTCCTCTAAACCAACTTCATCTGCATCTTGAGCAGCGTCCATAAGACTGGTGACCATATCAGCCAACTGTCTAATTTCTTCTTGAGTAGGGTTTTGCAAATCTAAGTCGGCAACTAATTGCATTAAACGAGTTCTAACACTTTCTGGCCTTTTAGCTACACCTTTTGCTGATAATGCTCTGGCGGTAGCCACCTGTGCAGGTCCAAATCCACGACCATCTGTTCTAATTTCTTCTAATTCCTCTAAAATTATTTGTTTTAGTTGTTTTCTAGTAAGTTTAATGCTCATCCTTTCTTTCCTTTTTTAGATTTTTTACCCCATTTGCCTCTTTTGCCGCATGCCGAAGGGGTTGGACGACACGATGGATACTTTGAGCGCTTTTCTCCGCTTGACCTTCCGCAAGCAGAACACTTTTTACGACCTGTTTTCTTATCTTTACGGCAAGTATTACAGTCTACCCAACCTTTTTTCTTGCCAGGAGCACCTTTTCGGCCAAACCACTTGCGCAAATCTTCATCTAAGTTTTTTTTTTCGTTTAAAACTTCGAAAAGAGTATAATACACAAGATCATCAATAGAGTTAATGGGCTCTGCTTGTCTTTCTTGCAAAACTTTTGTTAATTCGTTCTCAACCATTGTTCGAAGATGTTCTTTTTTAGAATTGCCCCAGTTTGCAGCACCAACTTTTCGGCATTTTACAAGAGCACCAGAAGCATATGCAGAAGGCCATACATCATAACGTGCTTTTACCTTATGATAGCAAGCATCTCTCTTAGCTTTCTTCTTTTTCTTCTTTTTTTTCTTTTTACGTTTTTCATCGAGCACAGATTCAAGTTCTTCTTGAACTATTTCATCGATTTCGCCATATAAATCATTCATTGCTATCAAATCCTGCTATTTTTAGAGCTTTCTCCAATAAATAGATCGGAATTTCAGTATTGGCAATGTCTTTTATATCATCAATGGTAGCCCATCTCCAGTCATCATGTTCAATAATCCCAGTTTTTGGATTTGGTTTGCTAACACTAACGTTGCCGGTCCACTTTTGAGTCAAGAAATAATACTTTTTCGGCTTAGCTTCACCAAGATATATTAAGTCTTCAGTATTACATAATAAATTTGTCTCTTCATCAAGTTCTCTTACGGAACCAGCCTCAATTGAACGGTCTTCCTTATCGATATGACCACCTGGAATTGTCCATTGTCCCATTCTATTATCCATATCTGATCGTCTAATAATTAAAAATCGTTGTTTGCGATCTAAACAAACAACGATCCCAGCTTCTTTTTCTATCATTTACATGCTCTTGGTTTATTACCAAGACCTGTACAAAGCGGCTTAAGAGCCAAATCTAAATTTAATTTTTGAATAGGTGAAACCCAAACAATGTTTTCATGAACCCCATCTCTTTGCACATCAACTCCCCATAATATACCAACTATATTATAATCAGAGTCATAAATTACTGAACCGCTGCTACCAAAATATCCATATGTTTGCAAAATAATTTGTTGGCCCCTGTGTGGTATTAACTCATAACCAGCTACCGAACCTCTAAAACTTAATAAACTATGCCAAGAGGGGTATCCTGAGTATGTGATAGCTGTAGTTACTGGCGTAAGTATACTTTTTGTTTTCCAGCGCATAGGTTTGGCGTACCTAAATTCTTGCCCTACATAAAGAACAGCGATATCATTTAAAGGATCACTATAAACTAAAAGCGCTAAACGTTCTTCTGATTCCGTTGCGACCAAATAAGCTTCACCTAGACGACCATCTGCAACATGTTGTGCAGTTAGTACTAAAAGCATATCCTTGTATTTTATCAGGCCTCCACTTCCATGGCCATCACGTGTATTAACTTTAACAGCTGCATTCCTAACAGCCTTTTCCACGTGCGAATAAGATGAATGTATTTGTGTGGTTGTCGCACTATTATTTGTAGTGCTACTTTGATTTGTTTTGTCTTGTGCATTTGCTGGTAAAATAAACAGCAGCGCTGACAATAATAAATGTTTCATTATTAAGCTCCCTCCAAAATAAGTAGTGACTAATTGTCCTCTATAACATAAGCCACTGAAAGAAGCAAAGAATTTATTACTGCTAAGGGGATCATAACGTAGTACTCAGTTATTAAAGCAAATATTATCAGTGCAATGTTTACGCCTAACGCCGCGTTACACAGGCCCTTGTAAAAAGCTTTAATTTTTTTTTCGTCAATCAACTTTTGATATAATCCTAAGTCCGCCAAGAAATTCACGTGTTGTTTTCTTGGTCTCTAAATTATATACCACCACCGAAGGAAATAGTGTTTCATTATTTTTATTGACGGTGTCAATCACTACACCCATACAATAAGTTGGAGGCGCCCCCCAGTTTGTGACACAAATTTTTACTAAGCTGCCCTTAGTAACGTTATCTAAGCGCTCTTCATATCCATAAGTTCTTGAATCCAAACTTGGGCCTCCGTATACGTGTCAAATTTAGGAGAGAGCCCAGCAAGGTATTTACTTGTTGCTGCACCTACCGCGGCCCATTGCCAACGCCAGTTAGATTCGGCACAATATACCAGGGACGTCCCGACACCGTATTTGTAATTGATTTGTTGTTGTGCAGCGATGCGCCCCAAAACGCGATTTTTTTCTTTAGAAATTTTTTCTTCTTCAGACGCGAGATTTTCTTCTTGGGGCAGATCCGAGCGAATAATATGATAATTTGCGTCAGCAAATTTTCCACTAAAATTTTTCTTTATTACATTATTAAAATGCTCTTCCATTGTGACTTCATCACATTCGAATGTAGCCATTGGGGCTTTTGCCCTATTTCCATTCTTAAATACTTTGTATACGTTCCAATTATAACTCAATGCTCTCTCCGTTTATTGAATGCCATTCGTATGTACCAACAGCGATTGATAGTTTAAGGGATTCTTCCTCTATTGCACCAGACATGGGTAGGTCTTCCTTGGCCTTATTAATCCAACGCACTTCCCAAATATAAAGCTCATCTAACATTACATCAAATTGACGTACGCGACGAACTAAAATGCCAATATCATTATTAACACAATCAACAACAATATCACCTATTGATAATATAACAGATTTTAGGCGAGATTGCAAGTTTTCTATCATATATTAATTATTTTTATGTAAAGTTAATACACCTTCGATAACCATGTTTTTTAAGCTTTCTTCAGTGTAAGGTGCCCGCCTTGGTTGACCTTTCATGGCAGTACGACAGCCAGACCAGATTATGTCCCATGCATATATTGGCGGGTATGAGTCGTCGACTAAGTTAAAACGCATAAGCAGCAGCCCAATGTCATTAAATTGAGTATCGACAACAAAGTCGCCAACCCCAAAGATAATTAAATCTTTGTCGTCATAATCGCCCACATAGTACTTAGGGCCCTAAAGTGCAATAACACAGTCTTCAAAAATTTGTAATGAATTATATGGCTGCTTATGTACAGGTTTATATGTGTGATGCTGTAAGTTTTGCAACTTAGTGCAGATCGGGCTTGGGCATTCCTCAATCTCGAATAAATAGCTGTCGTCAGGTTCTTTAGCGATGCCATGGGAGCATGATGAAAGCGCAATTCCAATTAAAAAAATTGCCGGCGTACAGTAATACATAAAACAAAGTCCTTTAAAACGTTTTAAATAGTTATATAACAATATAATGGCCCCGATTTTCGCGCACTACCCAAACGTCTTTGGCGATTTTTGGGTAGCGCACAAGCATCATGCCAGTCTCATCATCTGTAGAAAGCACAATGCCCAGGGAACGGTCGTTGCGAAATTCGTCTTTAATCCAATCGCCAATGCTAGCTTTATCTTTACGTACGTACATTATATCTTAATACGATCAATAATATATGGGTGGTGGAATGAAAGGTCCTTATAAAGCTTTTTAATTACCTTTTTGGCAATTTCGCCTATGTCTGCCTTTACGTCTTTGGATTTAAGCGTTCTTACTAGCTCGTCTTCCAAGTGTTTTTTAAGATCACGCTTAACGCCCTTCTCAATCGCGTCGTCGATCATTTTTTTAATCTCCGACTTATCGGCGCGTGTTAGTTCTTCATTAATAAGCTGTACAAGCCTTGCTTTTGTGATTTCCATATTCATAAATAGTTCGTTATCTCGTATATGCTAAAGTAAGATGTTTTCCTGCTACTGTAATAATATTACCTGTATGCAACCACATAACCTCATACATTGTGTGAGGCGCGGCCCCCATGCCTGCTTTCATTACAATGCCTATTTTATGCGCTAGCGGTGGATTATCAACTTGGTAGCCTGTAAAGTAAACCAAATCGCCCTTTACAAATTCGTCTACTTGACTATTATAACTCATATCTCTATCATATGCAAGCGCGATCCGATCTTTTCTTTCTCTAAATCATAATCTTCAACTTTTACCAAGTGATCGCCACACCACATTCCCTTGTAATAGTTGTTAACTGGTGAGTTGGTCCAATACACAACATACTCATTCTCTTCTGGTGTATTCATAACAATGCCTATGTACTTTTCGAAATCAAAGTCCAACACTGAATTGCGAAAGTCTGGCGCTATAGTTACTAAATCGCCTATAACAAATGATCTTCTATGAATCTTGCCCACTTAATAACTATGTCTTAATCTCAAAAATATTTTGGGGGATTTTTTCAAAACCGAATATCTCAAAAAATTTCAGCGGTATCGAAAACAGGTCTGACCGCCATGTCAGGGATATGTCAAGTATGGAGACATATATTCGGGTAGGGGGGAGGGGGGTACCCCCACGTCAAAACAAAGTTTGAAAGCGCATTATCAGCAAGTGTCAAAAGCATGTCATATAAGTAATTGTCAAATAAATGTCAAATACGCTTGTCAATTACCTGTCAATACTATCACTACGCTTGCACTCACTCTTATAGTACGCATAGCTTAACCCTAACACCTGAACATATACCATCAGAATAATAGGCGTCCAACCTATCATTTCATTTGTTTTATGTATTATTTTATATGTTCTCGGACATTTATCGCGCATTAAACGTTTCAAGCGCGTCAGTCTTTGTCGCATAATCCTCTCCCATTAAGGCAAACACTAACTAAGTTGTTGATATTGTTAGCCTTTTTATTTATGTATTCTCGCGACAATGCGACAATATGCGACAGCATATGCGGCGTTAAAAGCCGACAATCGCCAGGTCTGCGCGTGATGCGACGGCATACAGCCACAAGAATCCACCGAACAGCGCAGCGCCAGTCACAGCGTCGATTACTTTGTCTTTGAAAGTGTACATTGTACCTCCATTATTCTAACACATTATGTCGCATGTGTCAAGCAATAAAACGAAATGTCAAAAGAATGTCAATAAATATGTGCTTGACAGTGACAGAGTGTATAGGTATAAAGTCTCAAGATAAATACCACCGCATTCCATCACATTTATAAACACATAAACAGTTAATCATACAAATACTAACTCATCATCCACCACCATACTCCACTATAATCCACTTTGCACCACAACAATGCACAACTCTAACAGTAATACACTTCTATAATACACACGATAGGAAAGGTAATAAGTTCAAACTTTATAATAATACGTTCCCACGAAGAAAACTGATATTGCTTGAAGTCATTATACAGCTTTGACATGCTTTATCTCCTATTACGAATAAGATAATCTAAAATAATAACTGATACGGTTGTACCAGATAAGAAACCAATAATAAACATTTGCATAAGTATATTCTTTTGTTGTAGTCTCGACCCTATTTCTTCTTAGGGCGGGCCTTCATAATATAGCGTTCCTCAACTTCAAGCGTGGATGCCTTGCCAACGGGCAGCAGCTTGTAAACCTTAGCACCGCGAGCGGCAGACGTGATAGGCGCAGCATCAGCTTCGATAACCATCATTGTCACGTTACGCTTGAGGATGCCGCCATCGAGATAGCGCGAGTTAGTTGGAGCGTTGGCACGGAATGTTACCAACTGTCCAGCTTCGTATTTAGCAGGCGCGTGGTGTGAAGCGAGCACCTTTTGTGCATACTTGTTTTTAACCATCTTATTGTATTGTGAATAAGTTGGAATAAAAGTATCGTTACCAATAATCTCACGGGCTGTATCCTTGAAGTAACCCGTGCTCATATAATAGTTTGCAACCACGATAGCATCAGCGCGGAGATCAGGATTATTTGTATAACTCTCAATCCACTTTTGACGCTCGGCCAGTGCAGCATCATCATGTTCTGCTTCAATCTTGCGTAGAATCTGAAGCTGGCGCTCTGACAGACGGCGATCACCCTTGACTTGACTGGTCAGGCTCTCAACATAGCCAGCGGCCCAGCTTGAAGGCTCACAACGCATGCTAAGGGCATCCAAGCGCATAAGGAACGTCTTGTGTTTCTTGGTAGCAGCTAACAGCTTCTCAGGGGAATAGCGATCCTCCAGAGTAGCGACCCACTTGACGCGACCGGCAGACAAACGACCTTTGCGCTCATAGTATGAAAGAAGGGACTGAGCAAAATCCTTATCACGCGCTGAAATAGCGGGATTGTTGATCAGAACTTCAAGGCGGGTGCGATAGGTTGGGCGCGGTCGAGCCATGTGCAATACTCCTTGCTGATTACTCTATAAATATAGCATAGGGGAGTGAAAAGGTCAATGATTAAGTTGTCAAGGGAATGTTAAGAGTTGCTTTCTTTCTCTTTGCTCTCCGCATCCAACTCCGCAAGGTCTTTAGCAACGTCAGCAAGGGTCATTTTGCGGGTTTTACGCAGTTTGTTCTGGGCTCGTTGCAGCTTGCCCCACCTTCTTGAGTTAGCAGGGTGCTTACAGATGTGCAGGTTATCAATGCCGATGGCTGTAAGGCGTCTGAAGCTCTCCTTGGTCGCTCTCAGGGTGTCAGGCTTAGTCAACACGCGCTCGCTGCCTGAGAGCCTTCCAGCCTCGTTAATCTCCACATCTGTTTTACTGATATAATACTTCATGATCTCGGCTCCTTAGCAGTCGATTGCGATAACACGTTCATTGGTTTGGAAGTAGGGGCGAGCAGCGTATTGCTTAGTGGTCATCCACATACGTTGACACTTGCTCGCGATAGGCTTCGGAGCGCACAAGTCAGTCAAGACGATGTGACCATCAAAGCCGCCATCGTTGACGAACTTGGTAGGAGCGTTGAAGCATGTACCGCCAGTCAACACGCGCTCGGTTTTCTTGGTTTGGCCTTTCTTCCAAGTATATACTTTGTCCTCGGCCACCTCGGTATCAAACGGGATCACCGTGAACTCAGCAATCTCGGCCAGCTTGTTCAACTCGGAGAAGAACGCGGCAAGCATACCATCATCAACCGATCCAGACTGGTCGATGGAGATAGCGATCTTGGCTTGACGGCGAACGCGCTTGCCAGGGTGGATCTTTGGGAACCGCTTGTTCAGGCGTCGAGGGGTTGAACGCTTGTCAGCGCGTTGTGAAGTCTTGACAAAGTAACGGAGCACCTTGCGCCAGTCAACCTTAGTTGCAACGCGGTCCATAATATCTTGACGCATACCAGACGAAACAGAGCCCCAGTTACGCGCCTTCTCAGCTTCCTCGGCAGCTTGCTTTACAGCTTCCTTCAATCGCTCTTTAGCAATCTCTTGAGTGGTGCTATCGCCATCACCGAACTGATCGTGACTGTCAAGTGAATCCATGCCACCGAAGGGATCGCCATCGCCTTGACCTGGCTCACCTTGGCCGTCGCCGCTGCTTTCTTGGTTCTCGGCCATATCCTTGAGTGCTTCAAGATACCATTCATAGGTCTTGTTAGCAGGCAAGTGAGCAAACGGGCCTTCGCCGGGAAACACGCCTTTCATACCAGTGCCATCGGCCATGATAGGGCCAGGATCGGCTTCACACGGCAGCTTGCCAGCCATCTCGGGCAGGCCGTTGATAGCGAGGTCCATCGCAATGTTGTCGATACGCTTGAGACCATCGGCAGGCTTGCGGCCAGTCACATGCTCGAAGATAATGTGATAGAACTCGTGCATGAGAACACCAAGCTGGTGCTCAGGCTTGAGGGCACCCATGAACTCAGGGTTGTAAAGCAGCTCAAACTGAGCGGTGTCAGGGTTGACACGGACGCCAGCGGTCGGAACTGCGGTGCTCGCTGTCTTGTCAATGCGACGAGACAGAGCGGCAAAGAACGGCTCGCGCATGAGCAAGCGAGCGGTGTGCATGTTGAGATTGAACGGGGCTGGTTTGGTATCGTCGGACATGTAACTCTCCTTTCTATATATATAATATAGCACGGGATGAGGGAAAAAGCAAGGGTTCAAATGTCAAGAGAATGTCAAGGAATGGGAACACGAAAGGCAGCATGGAGAACCGTGTCGGCATACCACTGTGCAGCAGAATGGCCATCAAATAGCCTGTACTGGCGTCTGTTGGCATCAAGGGTTCCCCACTCCTTTTTGGTGCTCTCGGCCACCTCAACGACCACACAGGGGCACTTATCGTACTCCCTGATTAATAGGTCGCCTACCTTGTATTTCAAGAGTTACCGCCAAGGATCTCAACAAGGTGGTCAGAGACACGGCGACCATCGGACGCCTCGGCCTTGTGGAGTGCCACAACATTGTCAATGTTGTCGGTGTCACCGAGAACGGTCCACAGCTTCATGGCTACCTCGGAAGGCAGGGTTACGAAGTAGTTGGCGAGGTTAGTCACCTGCGTCTCGGTCAGAGTCTCAGAGAACACGTCAGATGCCTCGAACTTCTCAATCATAGCAGCGTGGTCATTGATGCCCCACTGAGCGGTCTTGTCGATCTCGCCATTGTCAAGAATGTCAGCGATCGTCACTTGCCACTCGTACTTTTCAACGAAGTCACGGAGAGCAACGGCGGCCTCGAACCCGACGAACGCAGTCGCGAGGTTGAACAGAAGGTCACGGTCGCCTTCCTCACCGAAAACACCAGTGGAAACTGCGGTATCGTTGAACCGCTTCCAGCTACGGCGTGACGGGTAAACCTTGTTAGGCTCGAAGTCACCACGATGCTCAAGGTGCATGCGGTTCTGGTTGATGAAATCCCACAGAATACCATCGGTGCGGTCGGTTGCCCACTTCAACCAATCCTCATCGGAAGGCTCCACATCGAACACGGTCCAACGGTCCAACTCAGCAGGGTCCATTTCGCCAACTTGGTATTGAGCACCGTGCTCGCCACCGTTGACAGCGGCAACGATCAGGGTGTCAGCATGCAAGCGCCAGCCGTTCAGCTTGCGGCTATCGGTCAACTCGAAAAGGCCCTGACGGACTTCCACAGTCGCACGGTCCACTTCATCGAGGAACAGCATCACAGGTTGCTCACACGCGGTCACAAGCCAGTCAGGGGCGTTCCACGTGGTAGCCTTGCGGCCATTGATCTCGGTGTCTGCCGTGTCAGGCAGACCGAGAAGATCACCTTCGGTCATCTGGCTGGCACGACGCTCGACCACTGGAAGGTCACGGGCAGCGGCGATCTGATAGACCACCTCAGATTTACCGACACCGTGACGACCGCGCAGAAGCACGGGCAGCTTGTTGTCGAGGATGTGAGGGGCGACGGTTGTGAATGTTGCGAAGTCGATAGCCATGATGTGTTTCTCCGTGAGAGAGGTTGATGATTTGTTTTCCTTACTCTATAAATATAGCATCATAGAGCGTAAAGGTCAAGGTTTTTATTGTCAAGAGAATGTCAAGGGATTTGTCAAGTCGCTGGCTCAAGGTCGCGGGTCGGATAGGTCGGCCAGCCCCAACGTGGTTGAGTCTCGCCAGTCCAAGCAATGCGAGCATAGTCACCAGCGTTGGCTTCCATCACAAGACCGACGCGGCCAGCATAGCCCTGACGGGTCGCACGTTTGTTCTGCTTACCTCGCACCAGTGAGCCAACAGGATATTTAGGTGGCGATGGCAACAGGCTTTCGCAGACCTGTGTAATGTTGTCACGGAACGAGCCTGCAAAGTAATCGGTATGAAGATCAGTGTGATCGTTGACACCGCGAACATGGAAGTTGCACGCCTCGGCATCGAGCACATTGGGATCATCGTCAAGTACACCATTAGCCAAGAACGAACCAACGTAGCCGTCATGTTGGAATGACCACCGGCCCCTAATGTTTGTGACCTCAATGTCAATGCCTTGTTTCTTGAAGTGTGATTTGACTTTCTTGATTGCGTTGCGAACTTTCATGTAGTGCTCTCCTGATTACTTATATAATATACCATGGGATGACAGAGATTGCAAGGGCGATCCTGTCAGGGAAATGTCAAAGGTCCAAACTTCTTCGGGCTTCAATGAAATGGTTTGTACCGTAATAGCTTGATTCTTGATTGAACTTTGTAACATTTTCGGCATCGCGAAAATCCCATTCGCGGGCTTTGCCTGATGGATAGTATTGATTGAAGTTTAGATCGTCAGCTTCAAGCCATCCAGCGGGAGGTTCGATCTTGCCTGCGAGGGTGATTTCGCCTTTGTGTACCATACCGTTGACGCTTTGTGTGCATTCAGTCGTCACCGCGTAGTGATCGCGTGGGTGAGGGCCTTCGTTCAACGTAGCTGCGTCTTGAAAGCTATACACGGAATCGCCGTTTCGATGGTTAGGTGCGACCACTTGCCAGTTGAAGCTGGTTAGCATCATAGGGCGCTCGCGTGCTCCCCATGATTGGTTCTCGCCCCAGTATCCATAGCGCGTCATAATAACCATAGAACCGATGCCAGCACCCACATTACGCATTTCCTCAAGGCGTTGAGCCCTGACCATCTGAGCGGCCTTGATAAACACCCGCCGATCTTCTTTGAGGATAGAACACGTCCGACGAGTGTGGCCGTATTCATTACAGTATGAACATGTAATAGTTTTCATGCGCTTGGCTTTTGCCTCTGCCTTCTGTTCTTTTGTCAAGACAATGGACGCACCCGTGTCAGGGTTACAGCGCGTGCGCTTGGTATATTGGCGTGCGTAAGATTCCATCTGTGTACGATAACCAGCAGCACCATTGTCATCGCCGTTAGCTTCGCACAGTGCAAGGTTTTCTTTAGCAGCCAGATAACGCTTACGAAGGCGCTGATTCTTGACTGGGCAAGTGCGTGAGTTGTGACCAGTTTGGTAGCAGTACCCGCATCGGACGGTTCCATTGTATGACATGTATTTTCTCCTTATTACTCTTATAATATAGCATAGGTGAGAGGGGTTCGCAAGGGGATCTTTGTCAAGAAGATGTCAAGCAAATGTTATCAACGAGCGCAAGGTGCTGACTGCCTTCGGTTTCTGGTTCTGTTTTATCATTCCACAAAACTTTAACATCGCGGTTGCCAGTATATTTACCAGTCTCGACAATCAGGCCGACGTGGACAGATAGACCTTTACGCCATCGTGGAAGTTGAAAGTAATATGTCACCAGATCACCGACTTTCATTGATCACCTCTAAGTAATGACGAGGCTCGGGGTACGGCCTTTGCATATCGTTCCATTTAACTATTATTCTCCCTCGGCTGTCGGATAATCCAACAACGATACCGATGCAATCTCTGTACTCAGGCGATGCGGCTGGTACACCTTTCACTAAATCACCGACTTTCATTGATTACCTCCATATCACATTCGGACGCGATTGTTCGAGCGCATGTGTGATCGCGCAGTGCAACGACCCATGCATTATTGCCAAGGTGCTGACCCCACGGCTTGACAACTACGCCAACCTTGCCGCCAGCATGCTTTGTTTCCACCCTTACCAGATCACCCACCTTCACTTACAACCTCCATATCTTTGCACTTGACAAAGCCGAATGTTCTATTGTGTGGCCAATATACTTGTGCAATCTCAGAGCCGTCGCGTAGCACTTTCATCACAAGACCAATGCGAGCGCGATGGCCTTCCATGATATATTTGCTTTTTACAATGTTTCCAACTTCTAACATATCTCTCCCTTCCATATATATAATATAACACCCGCGAGTGTGGAAGTCAATGCTTCAAATGTCAGGGAAATGTCAAGCCTTACCTTTGTGATTTGAGTTGCCTGCATTGTAGGCCACATGCCGCATGGGACGGTTGCCGATAGTTGTGTTTGAACCTGACAAATGACAGGACTTGCCTTTGTGAAAGCCAGTCACAGCCTTCCAAGCCTTCGAGTATTCGGTTCGATCTTCGTTAGATTCAAACGCAACGATTGAGATACCGGCTGCTTTACCATCGCCAGCTTGCAGCCCCAAATACTTAACTGCGGTTTCGGTTCCAAGTTCTTCAACGCAATCGGCGCACTCATTGATCTTGCCACCAGCTTGCTTTTTTGCAAACGAGTTTGGATCAAACGGATATTGACAGTGTATACATTCTCTCATGTTTACCTACCAGTCAATCGGGTCATTGAATACGGGGGATGCCGTTCCGCGTGCAAGTAGTTCCTCACGTCGCTCTGCCGCGCGGCTTGTTGCTTTCTGGTTTTTTGCCATTTCCCGTGCTCGGATGCCGTGATCAATAAAATCATCCTCTGTTACAGTAAATGCGGTGCCTTCCGCGATCTCGGTAGGCTCGGTGTCGATAGTCCAATCAGGATCATCATGACGTGCAACCTGCTCCATTAAATCATGTTCAAGATCCCGCAACTCAGCAATATCGTGGCCGCGTGTGTCACCACCAGTCTGCGCAACGATATGCAAAGCATCCATGATCATGTTGATCTCGGCCTCAGTCAGTCTGATGGTCAATACTTCGTCGTTCATATAACTCTCCGTGTTATGTATATAATATAGCCCATAACTAAGCCGTTGTCAATGGTTAAAATGTAAAGAGAATGTCAAGCCCGCTATACTTGAAACGCTGTTCTCACCGCGTCTTTCACTCGCCAGCCACCTTTCAACTCCCCGAAGGGTATGGGTTCATTGGTGACATTGAACCCGTTATCCTGTATAGTTAGATAGCCGACTTGACATTCTCTAGTAAAATCAATAGGTTGCGGTCCTCTCAATATGAATATCAAAACCCCACCCTTGAACCTCGTTGTCATCGGTTTCTTCACCGATGCGAACGAACCGATAAAAGTCACATGCATCAACTTCTTTGCCTTCATGCTCAAACCTTTCGCTCTCGCACCAGTCTAAAAACTCAGCGATAGCTTGGATTTCCTCATAGCTATCATACCACTTGATATGATCCCATCGAAACAAGAACGCGCCTTTGATGCCATCATAGTCTTTGATCATTTCGGTATGATCAGACCAGCACATCTTACGAGCCTCGGGACACTTCGCCATCGTGACCATAAACTGTGGCATGACTTCAGGGCCAATAGCTAAAATAACTTCAGAACGATAACCCATGATTATGCCTCCGCAGGGTTGTGCATGGCCGCAGCCGCGATGATGAGAGTATCGCGAACCTGATCGACTGGCTCTTGAGAAAGTTGACCAATAATCATCATCATTGTGATCGTAGTCTCAAGGTTTGTTTGGTTTTCTTCCATCGGTGTAAGCGTTGGAAAGTTGTTGATAAGCTGAAGTGTGTGCATGGTTCTTTCTCCTTATGTATATAATATAGCATCGTGGGAGGGGTTAGTCAAGGGATAGTTTGTCAAGGAAATGTCAAGTGACTGGTTTGAGGTATCTATAACTCATGATCTCGCGCTTGCTGCTACCAGCCCACTCGACGATCCACCATTCGCCAAGTCGAGCGTTACCACCTCTCGCGATAATAATGCCGACAGGCCGACGCCCTTCGCCGTAAGTTCTTTCTACCAATAGTCCAGGTTTAAGTTGCATTATGCTGCGATCTCCCTGACCATTACATCAACCTGATAGCCATAGTCGTTGCTCCATGTGAGTTCAGCCCATGCACTAAAAACGCTCCACAACTCACTTCGGGTCATTTCTTTCAGCTTGTCGTGGTTCCACTCAAATGCTCCTGTTTGTTCAACATCTTTCTCTGTAAGACCATAGTTTGACAAGTTGCCCACAACATTCAACGCTGTTTCCTCATCATCAACACCAAGAAAATCCAGCACGTCAGTAATAGCCGCCAGTGCTGCACCCTTTTCGGTCAGGTGAACCGATGAAAACAAATCGCCTTCGTGAATACCTTGCATCACCCAAACTTTCATTGTGCTGCCTCCCGCTTTGCGCGTGAATCTTCAATCATCTTCTCAATCCAGTGCCCACCAAACTCAGCAGCATACTGATCGCGGAGCACCAACAGCTTCTCACCGTCCTTGGTTTCGTTCTTCAGCTTGTACCCAGGGATAACAAACTCCGTGCCGATAGGGGCACCCAGGAAGCACTCACACACAGCGTATGGTACAGACTTCCAGCGGCTTTTGTTCTCGCCAGTCGCCTTATCTTTCCATGTGCGACGGAAGCGCCGAAACTGCATGTCAACAACACGGGCTTGAATGTTGGCCCCCGATGCGGCTGGGATGATTACTAAGTCGTCTTTCTTGAGATAGGCCATTGTGGTCCTCCTTGATTACCTATATAATATAGCATGGTTAGATGTAATGATCAATAGTAAAGTTGTCAAGCAGTTGTCAAGAGATCCACATTTTTCTCGAAACACCATTCCTTGTGACCGGCCCCGAAAAGCGATAGACCCTGTGTGGTCCACAGAACATGGACACCAATATCACCGCGCACCTCAAGTATAACACCGATCTGCTCAGTAAGAAAATGCTTAACAACATCACCAACTTTCACTTTACCGTCCTCCGTGCTGACAAAATCTCAATGTCACCGATTGTAAACCATCGATCAGGTTTGCCTGCGAGTTCGTATGTTACCCGCGCTCGCAACTCATCGGTGTTCGACCAGTCGCCAGTAAACGGCACAATCTCCGTGCGAGAACCAACAATAATCTTCTTCTCGTTAGTCCCTAAAACTTTAACAATATCACCTACTTGCGGCATGCACCACCTCCAAATACTTACTCGATAGTTCGTGTACTTTTGATTGACCATGCGCGGTCCACAGCGCACGGACACCGCCGATGTTTGGACGAGCAACAAGAACAATGCCGTGGCCCATCAGCGTTCCATATTTATGCTTTACAATGTCACCGACTTTCACTAAGCACCTCCAATAACATCGAGTTTTCCCATTTAAGTTCTGTTTCGTCTGTCCATTTGACCCACACGTCCGTTGGACATGCGCCGCGTTTCTCGACTTTGCCAAGGATGATTCCGACTGAACCTCTCCAACCTACTAATGTTCCAGCTTTAAGCACTTGCATATCTCTCCCTTTCATGTATATAATATAACACCTGAGAGCATGAAAGTCAACACTTCAAATGTCAAGGAAATGTCAAGAAGAACTAATAACTTCTAACCACTTGACAGGTTCCCATGATGCTTCGCCATCCTCAATCCAATATACTTCAACACGATTAAGACGATGTTGATAACCGTCTGATTTTACTCTCAAAACAATACCCGTGATTGGATCAATCGACCCAGGCATTATTACCAAATCACCTACCTGCACTGATCAACTCCAAGTATTGCGGTTGAAAGGCACGCATGCGACCGTTGTGGGTCATCATGATCCAATACAATCCAGATGTTTTGTGGAACTCGACAATGATGGCCGTGCCACAGCTTCCCGTCAGACATTTAACTAAGTCACCGACTTGCATTGATGACCTCAAGATATTTTATTGAGTGATTCATGACCCCCTGATCATCGTTCCATAACACCAACACTTCCTCTTGATCTCCGATTTCTTCTGGATCGATGTGCGTGACTATGCCCACAGGTGAACCCACAACAATATGCTTAACCCTGTCATATCTATACATTACTAAATCACCGACTTGCATATCTCTCCCTGATTACTTATATAATATAGCATAATCGAGTTGTGCCGTCAATGGTTTGTTTGTCAAGGAAATGTCAAGCCTCGCTGACAACTTCTATTTTATCGTGCCAAGGTCTTATGATATGATAAGCGTTGCGCTCAATGCACCACATTTGCCATACACCATTTTCATTATCGTCAGGTGTCATGCAAATAAAACCGTGAAATGGGCCGTCCCACTTAACGCTTCCAAACCCGCCATCGCGATAAAAGGCACGGACAAGATCACCGTGTTTCATCAATCGGCTTCAAGTCAATCAGTGGTACACCGCGCAGCGTGCCCTTGAAAAATATACGGGCAAATGGCTCAGGATCAATATCTTTGAAGCTGACCGCCCTGCCTTGCGTGCTGGTGCGCCACATTTTACTTTCATAAAGTTCTGTGATAAGAACAGGGTGGCCATTCCATAATACTAAGTCGTTAACTCTCATAGCACGCACCATATACCGCTAACTATCACACCAATAGACGCGATGATACCGACCCAGCTAAAAATAAGAATGTTTCTTTCTGCTCTCTCAATATCATCCTTAAAACTATTTTTGTTTTTCATCTTTAATCTCCGTAATGTGGCGACACTTGCGCCTAAAACCAAACCCAGGACAGGAACAAGAGTATGCTCCACCAGACAGCTTGATTGTATACATATTTCCTTTACTACCCTCAACATGCCACACTTTTTCTCCAGCCGCAGGTTTGATTTCACGCGGCTTGTAGGTCATATATTTGGGTAGGTCATCAAAAGTTGTACCTGTTGGGACTTCAACCCAAGCAGATCCAGCGATAGCATAGCGAATACCATCAGCATTTGTAAAAAGTGCTGGTGGCATAGAAACTTTAATAGGATTCACATACACCCCATTGTTACAACCATTCCGATAAGAAAACCGAGAGCGATCATCATTACAAACTCACCCATTATTAAACTCCGCAAGTAAAGAAATGAACAGAAAAGAAAACCAGCGCCCCCCAACAGATAGCATCAGCGGCGATTGCGAGGTTACGGACAGTTTTGATTGACATTTTGTTCTCCTTATATAGATAATATATCGCAGTTTTTACCATCAGTCAACCTTTTAAATGTGAAGAAGATGTCAAGTACATAATATCGTCGTTTCTTTCGTTGACCATGTATTCACCACCATCACACCAAACGATCCATATCATGTCACGATGACCACCGAAATCACGATCATCGTTAACAAACCCACTCAAAACAATAGACGGGTTTGACCAATCATCATCCCCAAAAGATTTCGGTTTGAAAGCAATCAGATCACCCACTCTCACTGATCACCGCCACTTCATCTGCATACATAATTGAGCCACCTTTGTCAGAAATATATGTGGGTCGCGGCCATGCAACACGAACGCCCATGGGCTCCCCACGAAAACCCCATGTTTCAACATCTGTTTCCAAGACAATACCCAAACCATGCTCAGGTTCGGGAATATTTTTTACCAAGTCACCGACTTTCATTTACTAGTACCAACCTTTGTGTATCATACCAGTGTATATCACCGTTCATAAATCTAACTTGTGCCGATTTTGTTTTGTGACCTGTTTTTGACATGCTGATAATAATACCAAAATCAGTTTGTATTTCGGCAAACTCATGCGGCACGTGCTCCCATGCAACCAAATCACCGACTTTCACGACAGAAACCTTGCTCAATCATATACTTAGCAGTGCGGCCAAACCAACCTTGAAGATTCCATGCTAAACCAGTATCAATAAGCTGTTGCCAAGCAGCAATATACTCTGCCTCATCTTTTGCATCGCGGTAACCTTCTGCAATATCAATAGCTTCTACATTATCCATTTATGACCTCAATGGTTTTAGCTTGTTCTTTTGTGTAATGCCAATGGCCGGGAATATCATCCCATTTAATGACAACATAGTCGCTTGTAATCTTCTCGATTACGCCAGTAGGATTTTTAACTTTCATAACTTGATCTTTAGTTACAATATCATTAACTTTCATTTGTTTCAACATGCTCCAAAAACATTTCATGAATACGCAAAATACGACCATTGGTCATGAACACTTTCCATATGCCTGTGTTCTGTGGCTTCTTGTCTGTATAATGAACAATAGTTTTGTATTCTTCGAGAATATGGCCCAATCTGGATGATGGGATCGAATCTTCGTGGGTCATTTCATTGACACGAATAAAATCACCAGCTTTGAAAACTTTACTCATCTTCTTCTGGCCCATATAAATAATCGTCCTCATCAAAACCTTCAGCTTCCCATGAACTATACCAGTCACCATCATCATCATGGCCAGAATCAAACTTGTAATGATTAAAATAGTCGTCATCTGTCATTGGAACATAAAAAAGGGAACCAGTTTGCTCAGGTTTGCCAAATGCTTCCATGATTTTGACCAACACAATCCGCATTTGCTCAATGTCATCATAATCTTGTTGCTCTTTTTCAAGACGTTCTTTCTCAGCTTCTTCGCGAAGTTTTTGCTCGCGAAAAGCCTTTAGATCAACAACATTGTCATTCTCATCAGACATTAAAATGGAACCTCATCCTTAAATAGTGGAGAACATGCAGAAACCTTCGGGTGGAATATTTCATCTGCAAATCTTTTTGCAAGGTTAACATGACTTGAAGTTGTGACAGAATGATAAGAGCCTGAAGGCGCTGTATGGTCTGCAACAATGCAAATACCAGAATGTGTGCGTACACCAATCTTTAGGCCGTATGAAAACAACTCGCCATTGCGTGTAGTTAATGTTTCTCTATGATTACGCGCATTTTTTCCGTTTGCCCACGCGCGCACAACATTTAAGTTATCAGTAGTTAAAACATTATCAGTCATTTTTGTCTCTCCATACCTTGTCGGCATATGTTTTTGTGAATCGTAGTGATGAAATCTTTTCAAGTTCAAAATCTTCATCAGACTTGTAACTTAATAGTGCTTCATTTCCAAACTTACGCAGCATTTTGATAAACTCAATCTTACCGAATGAGCGCTTATCATATCCACGTGTTCCGACATATTTTGTATACATGATACCTACCATTCGATAAGCGTCCTCAATACCATTTATGTCATCAGAATCTATTACAATCGTCATTTTCATATATATAATATACCTTAGTGTGCTCGTCGTGTCAAGTGTGTATTTGTCATGTGGTTGTCAAGAAAGGAAAATTTTGGGCGAAGGAAAAAATCGCGGATCGGGCTATCGACTTGATACTCTCAAACTCGGCATCCCCGCTGGAACCTCTCCCTCCACCATGCCGCCGTGCTTTGCGATGACATTTACCACCACTTGCGCAGGGACGTACCCATAAACCGTGCCTGTTGGATCTTCCTTATCCTCGCACCAATCCATCAAAAGTGGTTCTACCGATGACGGGAAACCAACTTCAACTTCATTATAACTTTCTGCATTGTCAATACGTGGCGAACAATATGCTCCATCGTGGGCTTGCACGCTCATCTTGAAACCATCGGCACAAACGACCTGTTTATTCAATATTGCACTAAATTTACTCACCGTCTAAAATCCTTTGGATAGCTTCTTGCAATTCATACATTGTCATTTGTTTGTTAGGTAGGCTGTTGATAATCTGTTGAATATCGTGTAACTTTTTTTGGGGCGAGATTATTTGCATGCGCGGGTTCTCGCTTTTTTCTTGTTTTTCTGACTTCATGCTCCACCTTCTTTCAAAGGTATCGCGATCGTGGTATCCCATATATTTGGCTCCTGTGTGGGTGGTTAAATGGTGCGCCTAGCGGGATTTGAACCCGCGACATTTGCTTTATAAGAACAACGCTCTAACCCCTGAGCTATAGGCGCGTGTGCTGGGGTTATTTTGTGAACGTCCGATCGATTGACTCTGGTTTATGTTCGGGTAAGCTGTCTCCTGTATGGCACATCTGGTAGGATTCGAACCTACGACTCTCGGCTTAGAAGGCCGATACTCTATCCGCTGAGTTACAGATGCTTATTTTATTTCATAAAGATCGTGATTTTTAATATCATCAGGCGCGCTGTATTCAGAAAAATCCTCAACAAAATCTGAATAAAAATAAACAGGATGAACACCTGGCACTAAAGCAATCAAGCATTTGTCCTGCGCACCGCCGGCGCGGGCAGCTTTTAACCATGCAGAATGGCGTGAGGCCGAGCCAGCCAAGGTCCAATATGAAAGTTTTCCTTGCGTATTTTGATAAATCGCTGTGTAAATCATTCTTTTAATCTCCATCATAAGGTTTATGTTCTCCACAAATAATAGCAGGAATTTCATTTTCTGTCAACTTCAAAATATAAAATTTTGTGCCCTCTTGAACCTCGCATGGAAACGCTGAAATAGGTACAACAGCCATGGACGGCTGCTCGACAGGAGGATTTAAGTTAATCTCAACAGTGGCAAAATAATCATCTGTTGAATCAACCACACCAGTTAATACGAAAGTTAATAAAATAGTTTTTGTCATTCTTCTTCTCCCTTTTCTATAAGTTTACCATAGGTATTTCTACCCTCAAGTTCCCACTGTAATTTTTTAAGTTCCGCAAGCCGCATGCACGACTTCCAAACTTTAATAGCATAAGCAACACAGTCTGAATTTTCGCTGTAATAGGTATCTAGTTTATCATTTTTAACTTTACGTTGCAAGTCTTTTGTGGCATTTTCTAAAGAAATAAGCTGTGACTCCAGCATTTTTAACGTGCGGGTTTGTGCTTGCCAAACTTTGTCAGATGTTATATTTTTTTTCATGTTATTAAATGGTGGGCCCTGTCGGGCTCGAACCGACGACAACCCCGTTATGAGCGGGACGCTCTGACCAACTGAACTAAAGGCCCATTTAAGTGGTGGGTCACGCAGGAATCGAACCTGCGACCAGCGGGTTAAAAGCCCGATGCTCTACCAACTGAGCTAGTGACCCACAAAGTTTATCTGCAAAGAGGTGGTTTCGCAAACAAAATAATACCTTCTCGCGGTGTCCAACCGTGTTTGTCAATGTAATTTTGTTTTGCAACATTACCATCAATACCCTCGGCAATACCAATGACGATATATTTTCTAGTTTCTAAATTATATTCCATAATTGTGTAATCAAGCATAATGTTCTGATCCATTGTGTAATGTTTCTTCATGCACCGTGAGCATTTCATCAGTCATGAGCAAGTGAATAACCCAGCCTTTTTCAATGGTAGGTACAATATCATCTACCTCGCTCAGTGATATTGATTCACCCTCAACATCACACTGCTGTAATAGAACCGCTGGGCCTTGATCCAGCCACATTTTAACTTGTCCTGGTTTCATGGTTGCCCCGTGCCCCCTTGCATATTTTCAACATGCTCTGAAACGGTTTGATAAACCTGTTCAAATGTCTTTTCAGCTTGTTTGCGAGCATACTTAGCTTTGAGAGGATTGTCAGTCGCCCAGTCAAAACTAAACCAACTTGCCGCAGCAATCATTAAAAGGTTAATAATGTATTTCATTTTGCTCTCCTTAATAAATGGTACTTGAGGCGGGACTCGAACCCGCATGCTCATTTGAGCGAGAGATTTTAAGTCTCTTGTGTCTACCTATTCCACCACTCAAGCATAATATTATTATATCACCGTAACTAATAGTTGTCAAGTATTAGTTGTGCCTAAAATGTCAAATGGCCTTTAACCAATCAATCGGGCACCATTCTTCTATTTCTTTTGTTTGGCTAGCCTCGTACATAGATGGTGTCTCAAACCAACGAACCCTAACAAACTCTTTCTTAGGTTTCTTAGCCCAGCTTGCGTTGTAAATTAAACACGTTGTAATCATATCTGGATGCTTTGCATACGCTTTGAGTTTTCTGCGATATGCAGCGCGTGTATCATATTTGTCGCCAAGTGCGGCGAGATCATTCATGAACTGCTCAAAGGTTATGCCAGCTTCAGATTTCTCTATCAAATCCTCTGCGTACTCCAGCACAATACCCATGCCTTTATTTTTACGACGATACATACAAACAAGATCGCCAACTTGAACTTTAGCCATATTCTCTCCTACGATTACTAATATAGCACACTCACAGCAAAGTGCAAGCGATTAATTGTCAAGGAAATGTCAGTAGTCGTCGCGATCTGGAGCTTCTAGAATTGCATCAACATATCCCAGAGGCACTTTTGTTACAACATAACGCCAACCATGCCATTTTGAATGTTTAAAGGCGTCCTGATGAAAGCCTGTAAGTGGCTTTGAAGGTTCATCAACCTCAAGGTAAACATTCAAAACAGTTCCACCATCATCACTATCAAACTTAACACAAAAACGTCCATCAAATATATCAACAACATATTGGCTAACTTTCCTAATTGTTTCTTTCTTGTTTAACTTCTCGCCACTAAAGTGTCTACTGCTCATTTTTTTGCTCCGCGCTGCTAAGGATGTGAATTTCGTCGAGTTCTCCGTTAAGGATAACCAATCTTGGTGCCATGTGTACGTCGCGGGAGTGAACGATGATGCAGGCTGGGTCCACGTCTGAAACCTCCATAATAATCCCGTGATTATATATCGGATCGGTTCCATAAAGCGTATCCCCATCGCTTTCATATGTATCATGACCGACCACCCATCTTATTAAATCGCCTCTGTAAAAATCGTTGCCCATATAATAAATACAATGGACATCATTGAAACTATATTATCACATTTTTGCAAAGAAAGAAAACAACAATTTTGTATAAAATACAAAACTATTCCTTTAATTTTGTCTTAAAAATTTTAACAAGTTGAGCATCTGAAAAATACTTAATTTCAACATCACAAACACCCTTAAACTTATTTCTCAAAGTGACTAAATCGGCTAGCTGTGTTGTTTTACCATGTATCATATAAATGTTACTTGAGCCTTTATTACATATTTTAATGGCATCGCGATGGATTGCTTTCAATGATGAATAAACACCAAGAAAATTATCAAATTTGTCAAACAAACAATAAATATAAATTTTAGTCATAGTAAATTTTATCTGACATAAAGCTGGACATATTATTGTTGGCTAAAGTGACCACATTCTCAAGAAATTTAATTTGACTTCTTAGGCCTTTAATAATATCATCAGCATCATTGTGATTTTTGGCTGTTTCGTATGCTAATTCAGTCTCAACTAACTCTTGCACGGTTTCATTATAAAGTTTTTGCAGGTACATACTAGAACCAAAATCGTCAATTCTTTCTTCAATCTCAGCAAAAGGTCCAACAGTGAAGAAAACTTTTTTCATTACCGCGTCCTACCACAGCCCTTGCAGCGCGTTCTGTTTTGATTTAATTCTTTTTGAGACATTTGTATCTTTTTGAAGTTTTTAACTGCATCAGTCATTAGTCTACCGTTGTTAAGGCATCTAATGAAATCTTCGTCGAAGTTGAATGCGCCCACCAGAACTATTTGATTAGTCGGTAAGTGTAGTAAATACTCGCCAGGAAAAACTTTTGATTCTTTTTTTATTTCTTGAAATCTCATTTAATACTCATCATTCTATCATATGCATCATACTTCATATCACTTAACTTTTGTAGCACATCTTCTCTGCGAAGGATCTTAAATGCAATGTTTTCGGGTGAAAATTCTTGTTTAGGGCTGTCAAGACCCGCTTTTCTCATGCGCCTTATCTTTTCTTTTAATCTTTCAATCGCGCGTAAAGCCGAATCATATTTTTGTTTATCAATTATATGGCTAATCAAATTAACTTGTGTTTCAATATCATCGCTTTTCTTTCGGGCTAAAGCAACATCAATATCAACGCTTGTGGGATCTGGCTCTGCAATCCACTGATTATCCATGATAGAATAGACACCTGATGATTTGTGTATGTCACCAACATTTTCAACATATATCTCAACTTCGTAACCATAGATTTTGATGTCATGTATATCGTTCCAGCGCATGCGCGCGCTGTCGAAAAATGATTTGACTAGCTCTATATCCTCATCAATTTTTGCAAAGTCTACAACGATGTGAAGGTCAACATCAGAATACTTTGACCAGTTGTAGTTAGCAAGCGAACCAGTAAAACGTATATCTTCAACATGCGCTTCAACATCTAGCCCTTGCATAAAATCATCAACTATCTTACTTAAACGGCGCGCCACCTTTGGACACAACTTTGCGCCGTCCTCTTTCCAAAATCGCTCATTGAGGTGAGGTTGTTTTTCAAATGATTCAGGCTCTACTTCTTCTTCGAAGCGTAGCCTGTCCGTTCCAGCGCGCTGTGGGGTATTAGCAAAAGGGGAACCACTAGATAAGTTTTTATGACCTGCTTTTGTGGAGTACATGTCATTTTTGCGGCGTTGTTTTTTATAAGCCTTCTGCGCTTTGCTCTTAAAGGGCGTTGGCTCGGGCCTATGCCGTTGGTCACGGCGGGCTTCATTTAATATTCTAAACCATTTGTCCATGTTATAATTAGTCCCATTGACAAAGAAGCATCACGGCGGGTCAATAAATTCAGCGACTTTCCACCAGTTTGATGCATTGTCAGATTGTAAAGTTATGCTGCAAAGTGGTGACAAAGTAAATGACGAACCACTCCCATCAAAAGTTTTACCCGCCGCTGTTGTAATTGTCACACTATTGCCAGAAGTATCTTTTCTTTTTATTGTATAAAATCTGCCACCAATTCCCGTAGGTGATGGCAGAGTAATCGTTATGGAACCATTTGCAGCGTCAGCGATCACAAAACAATCTTCGTCGTCTAAAGTTACGTCTGTGCTGTTAACCTGAAAAGACGTGGCAACTGATGTTCTAATGTGCATACCGCTGGTGGGCGTGTCGGTACTGATACCTACTTTGTCATTACCGCCATCAGCAAAAATCAAGTGCTGATCTGTCATACCTTCAACGCGAAAATCTATAAGAGATTCGGAACCCTCGTTAACAACAACCTCCCCTCTGTTGTCATTGTTATTTGATCTAATTCGAAGGCCTTCTAATGTTCCACCATCGCCGTCATTTACTTTGAACACAATATGCTTATTGCTGAATTGGTTATGGATAACTAAATTGTTTGACGTGTTAATCCCCACTTTTGCTCGATCTGAACCATCTTCTTGAAAGTGAATGAATGTTTCGTCTGATGAAGATTCCGTTCCATTAATTGTCAAAATATCGTGAGGTGAGGTGGTGCCAATACCAACTGAGGCCGATGTTGCATGCAATATCTGCGATCCACTTGGGCGAAGTGTTATGGTATCTTGTCCGAAATCAATGTATGTTGGTTCGCCTTCGCGATCATCTTCATAAAAAACATCGCCGCGGCGAATACTACCTGTACTAAATTTGTAACTCATAAATTATCCTCCGTCATAAATAGTTTGTTCACCATCTTCAAACGTAAGGATTGTTTTATTTGTGGGATGGGGCTTGATGTGTATTTTTAAAAAATCATCAAAAGCATCAAAAAATGCAATTGACCCACGTGGAGCGGGGGTAAGCCAGTGGATAACCGTATGGCCAGTGGCGAATGTTGCACCCTCTATAACAACACCTTCGCCAGATACACCACTTTCGTCATGCTGGCGACATACCGTAAAAGTTCGTATGCCTTGGGGGGCTCTGTTGCTTGGTTTTTTAGGCTTAAGATCTTCGAGGTCCGTGCTGACCTCGGTATTTTCTTGATTTATGTCGCCCATTATGCATCGCCTTCAGGTTCACGTGTTAAAAGTTCCTCAACGTATAGTTTTTCAATTGCCTCGATAAGTGCCTTTTCAGACTCAACTACATCGGGACACTCTTCCTCATCCTCGAAAACTTCAGACTGTTCATTAACAAGTTGCTTTATGTTCTTAAGAGCCTCTGACATGTTAAACATTTTTTGATCAAGCCCACTAAGTTTCTGTAGCAGTGAGTTTATGCATTGCTTCTTTTTTGACATTGTATTCTCCTAATTTAAAGCACTTATAAAATCTTGTTGTGTAAGTGACGTAACTATAACTAGATCCTCCATCACGTCAATGCCATGTTCGGTAGCCGCCACCGAAACAGCGGTAATAATACCAATTAGGTGACCTTTTGAATTAAATATACCAGAGCCAGATGAACCGGACCATGCGTATGAGTTAATAAAAAAGGTGTCATTTTCTATTGTGTGGCTAACAATTTTGCCATCAAATGTGAACGGGCCCATGGCCTGTGGGTAGCCTGTGTAAATGATCTTTTCATGTACCCCAGAATTAACTTTAGTATCAATGTCGGAGTACAATACATCATTTATTTTGATCGGTTTTCTATTGAATATTCTTTCAACTTGAATAACTGCTATGTCTTTTGGTATATTCATAATTGTAAATTCGTGGCATTCAAATGCGTAATCTCCCGCAATAATCATAGTGGTATAACATTCTCCAATCAAGCTGTGAGCAGAGGTAATAACATAATGTTTATTTTTAAATTCGAAATATGTCCCTGATGATGTTGAAGTAACACCATCATTGGCGATGTTTTCAAAAGTAGAGACTACTCTGACTGCACTGTTTATTGATTTTTCTGTAACATTTCTGTGTTCTGGTGCAATTATTATTTTTGATTGTTTTAGCTTATTGTTTATCCTGTTTGTAGAATCGGTATAAGATGAAAATATCGTAAAGCATACGAGCGATAGAAAAACAAAAAACTTAAATATATTCTTAACGCCCATACTGTAACTATGTGCTAACAACTATACTTGACGTTGATAACTTATAAAAACTGGCAATTCTTCAAGTCCTGCCTTTTTAGCGAACCATATTAAATCCTCTCCGCCTGTTATCTTTGCAGTACGATTTACCTTTCCAATCGCTAGATAAACAGGCGATGTTGCTCCATTTCTAATAAACTGGCGATATCTTCCTTCGAAGTCTTTCATATCACCGCGATATTCTTTACCGCCTATAAATGGCAATAATTCTTCCACAGGAAACATGGTGTGATACCTCATATCGTTTGTGTTTGTTGGCGCATCGTAGCCCATCACGCCGCCATCAGCCCAATCATCTATTAATTGTTTTATCATTGGTCGGGGAGTTGGCATTTCTCTACCTTGCGTATATCTTTGAGAACCTAATTGGCCTGCTACCCCGCCGAAGTTTGAATACCCATAACCTGACCCGAAACCATACTCTGCTAAGGAATTGTTTTCGCGGACAGTTCGAATTGTTCCTTTGCGATTTGTTCTGTGCATAGAGGATACAGTGAGAATTTTGAGGCCGCGGATTTGTCTTATTGCAGGTAACAATACTTCGTCGCGATATTCAACACGTGACTTTGCGCCCAGCAACTCAAACTTTATATCATACAAAACATACTCAGCAGTGGGGGTTACTTGTCTTTTTCTTGCCGCCACTGGTCTAACAGTGGTTACACCAGGAACGCCGCGGATTTCTGTTTGTGTTTCAGACTCGGAACCACCAATTTCTGCATCAACAGTGCAGCCAATTTGAATGTTGTAGATGCGAAGATCATAACTGTCATCTGCTTCAGCAACAACATCTTTTTGTTCTCTCAATAACTTTTCAATGCGATCAATTTGTGCTTCCATACTTTCTTGTGCGCGTTGTGACATATTGACTGGCTGGCCACCCATCATTTCTTTTTGTGCTGCCGCCAACTCACCAAACATAACTGGTGCACCTGTATTGTTATCAATTTGGCCCATATCGGAGTAAGAGCGGAAGTTGTTTTGTGCTATCGGAATAAGAAACTTGGTGACCATCACATATCTTTCAGCTTCACCCATGTCAGAATAGTTGCTCTCAAACCATTGTAAGATGGTATATATTCTTCTGGCTAAATCAGCAGTTGAGTTACCTCGGGGCGAATCGCCCTCTTCAGAACTGGCCGCGTCCAGTACACCACCATAAACCTCTTTGCCGCGATTAATTAGGTTTTGAATTTCTTGGTTGTCCATCACCTTGTCTTTGCGCTTTTGTATGTTCTCCATCAGCCCATCAACATATATGCCAATAACTTTGTCGGCAGTTTGAGTTACAAGTTCTTCGTGCTCGTTCAAATACGCAGCAATATCTTGGATAATTTCAGCTTCATCTGGTTCAGATTCAGGGCTAATACGCATGCGATACAACCACTTGATACCCATGCTGGGATATCTTCTGGTGTTGTATTGCGAACTAAATGGCCCACCATGATACTTAATATCAGAGAACACAACAAAGTCTGTATCGTCTGCCAAGATCATAGTTGGATCAATATCTTTGTATTGATCTCCAAAATCAAAACTTTGCTGTCCTGGCGCTGCTCGTCTAGATTTAATTTGTGTTGTGATAGCCCTTGACAATTCGCGGGCAAATCCGTTGGCGATGATGGGATCATTGATACCTTGCTTGTTGGCAAAGCTGTATCTTTGTCCAAACCCAAACATTTCTCTCATCACAGCATCAGGGTTGATGCCCATGCGATTGCCTGTTCCTGTTCCATACATTTGTGCTCTCACATCATCAAGTGCTGGTTGACCTGAGTATGTGTGAAGCGGCTGACCGTCATCAGCGGTCCAGTCAAACTCAAGCATGCTGCCCTGTTGTTTAACGTGCCACTTGTCAAGGTTCGTTAGCTTCATCAACTCTTCTTTTGAGCGGTCGTAGGCAGTCTTTGCCATGTAGCCACCTTCAGCAAGGTTCTGTCTGATTTGTTCTTTATAATTGGGGGCAGTATCTTCTTCAAATGCCAGCATGTTATCAGCAAAGTCATCAAACTCTGGCACATCGCCATCTTCATCAACAGATAAAGTTTCATTAGTATACATTCTTATTCTCAGATGTGCGGTGGGTTTCTCTGAACCAGCTGGCACATTTGCAGGCTGCGCACCGATGAGCATTACTAACTCATAATCATAGTCGCCGTCATCTCCAGGCATCTCATACATCATGTCATCGACACCAATTTCGTTAATAAATTCGCGCATATTGCCCCATGTTCTTGGGATCTCTTCGAAGTCTTGCGGATTTTCAGCTACGTAGCCGCTTTCAGTTTCTTCAATACCAGTCCAACCAAGATTGATATCAAATTCATAAGTAGCGCTGGCATAGCAATAAATGTCATGTGCATCCATTTCTTCAATAGTGTAACTAATGCTCCCATATTCCATTTCGTCTTGGTTTTGTGAATAACGCTGTTCAACATTTGCACAATAGTCTTCAGCTTTCTCCATACGATCTTCAATAGAGCCGTGGAAGTTGGCGTTGGTTTGACTGGCGAGGTATTCAATCATTTCTTGGATTGTTTCAACATCACCTGAATGTTCGCCTGTCTCTTCTACATTCTGGACATTATAATTGTTAATGAACCATGCGATATGATCCCAAGTGTTTTCGGGCGGTGCATCGTTTGAACGACCCTTGATTTGGTAAATAGTGCTCTCGTATTCGCTATAAGTCATTGTAATATAAGATGACGATTCACGGCGCTTACTTTGCTTCTTGCGGAGAGACACAAGCACACCACGGCTGTCAGAGCCACAGTGTCCCATGCGGTTTGCCTCGACGTCACAAGACGAAACATTCAAATTATACCAATAAGATCCATCATCAAACGTGTGCATAATATTCTCTGGATCTTCTTTGTCTCGAAGGTATCTCTCAGCATATTTCTGTGCGTCCTGAATGCTGTATTCATCTTTGATTAATTCATAGTTGGTAGCGTCATCATTAAGGAATGCGACAAGTTCCGAGTATTGGTTCAACCACTGGTGAAAGGCCTTAGTGTAAATTGAGCGTAGATATTCTTTAATGCTCTCGACCTTTTCGCTTGGAAGCCCTGCTTTGCTTAAGCCCTTAACAGCTTTCATGAATGCCTTACGCCACTGTCCCATAGGTTTGCCAACTGCATTGCGAATATTTTGAATGACAAATTTGACT